TGCTCCCAGGTTGCAACCGGGTAGCCGAGCAGGCTGTCCGGCTGGCCGTTGGCGAGACCGGGCGCCCAGAGATACTGGCGATCGGCGTCCTTCAGCTTGCGAACGCTGCCGGTCGTGGCAGAGTTCATGATCCAGGTCGCGCCCTGACGATATGCGCTGTTGAGGCCATAAACGGCATCGAACAGGGTGTCGGGGTTGATGCCGGGCGAGGCCGGGCTGTCGATCGCGTCCGTGTCAGAGCTGAAATACTGGTACGCTGCCGCCGCGCGCATCGGCGAGGCGAAGTCCGCAGTCGTCACCGGCGTGGTGTTGAGCATGCCGGTCGGGCGGCTGGAGCCGGAACCGTTGATGACAGCATTGCCTTCCTGATAGGCGAATTCCTGCGCCACTTCCTCGGCAAGCCACTGTTCGACATTGAAGAAAATGTCGTCGAGCGCCCATTGAGAAACTTGAGGATAAGCATAAAGCTCGCCCTGGGTAGGAACAACTTCGCGGAGAGTAGGAGTATCGGTAGCAGTGCGCGAACCCGATTCACCAACCCAACCAGAAGAAGCGCCGCGAAGACTTACCAGTTCTTTGTAATCACTGGTGCCGATCTGCACGACCTTGACGAGATTACGCACCGGGGAGAACTTCAGCTCCAGGCGTTCGATCTCGCGGGCGATCTCTTCCGGCACCGCATAGCCGCCGTCGGCAGGAGTGCCGATCGACATGGCCTTCGCTTCGCCATCCTGGCCCATCCGGCGGGCTTTCGCCATCACGTCCTGCATCTTGCCTTCGACAAGAGCATTCTGGCCGCGAGCGCGCACCCACTGGTTGAAGAGGCCTTTGTACTCGTCCTTGACGAGATCGACGGCGCCCTTCTTGGGATTGGAAGCGCGAGCCTCAAGCTCTTCGATGCGCTCCTGCTGGAACTGCATCTCGCGCTCGATCGAGGTCTTCAGATTGCCGTATTTGGAAAGATCGCTCTCGATCTTCTCCAGCTTGACGCCCAGCTCTTTCGCCTCGGAGCCATTGCCCTTTTCGAGGGCGGCAAGGCGGCGATCGTTGGTGTCCTTGTAAGCTTCCCAAGCTTCGGCCTGCTTGGTGAAGGCTTCCTTGATCTCATGGAACGACATGGAAGTGAGTCTTTCTGCGCACGCGGCGCGAGGATGGTTTAACGTCGTAGAGCAGCAGCGCCCATCTTATCGGTGATTCGATTCATGGCGCGAAGCAACTCCTGGGCTTCGTCGTCATATTTTTCCTCGACGTTACCGGCATCCCACCGGCGGCTCTGGCGCGGCATCCCACCGCCCATGTCCGTGTCGAACACTTTACCCGCCAGATGACGGGCCACGCTCTTCGAGTAACCTGCATCCCGCAAGCTGCGCTCGAATTCTCTTTCCGTCGGCACATATTCGCCGAGGCTGGACAGTCGCGACTTGACCGCCTCCACCTGCGCCAGCGGATTCATGGCAAGCGAGACAAGGCTCACTTCCCAAAGGTCGATTTCCTTCAGTAGGCGATTGCCGTCGCGGTCATAGTCGCTCTGGTTGATCGCGTAGCCGATGGACAGGCCGCGAACGGCCTTCATCTTGAGCAGCGTCCGCATTTCGTCGCCAAGCGGCGTCGGCGCCAATTCGCCGCGCACATAGAGGCCCTTGCGGTCTTCCTCCATATGCGTCCAGGCACCGGCGACCTTATCGGGCTGGTGCATCCAGAACATCGCGGGCAGGGTGCCCGAGCGCTTGTGATCGGCCAGGGTGCGCTTGAACGCGCCCGGCACCACCACATCGCCGCCGAGATCGACATTGCCGAAGATGGAGCCGTGCCCCTCGAACTCGCGTTCGGAGATGGCCTTGATCTCCAGACCGAAACTGAGCTTAGCGGTCATTGCGGCCTCCTCTCAGGCGGACGACATTCTCGTCGTCGGTCTCGTCGATCGGGGGCTTCTCGGCCTCCGGATCGGGCTCGCCGGGCTTCGCGTTGGGGTCTCCGCCCTGTCCGCTCTGGCCCTTGGTCCAGTACATTTCGCCCCCGTCCTCTTCCGAGATCGGGTTAAGATTTTCCATTTCGCGCCATTCGTTGGCGTTGATGACGCCCGCGTTGCGCATGATGTTGAGGCCGTCCTGGCGGGACTTGAAATCGCCGCGAAGGGCTGCCATCAGGTCGAAGCGGATGATGATCCCGCTGCTGCGGTCTTCCGGCGTCAGGAGCGAGCGCTCCATGGCGGCCTCGATCATGCGCACATACGGCATGATCACGTTGTTGACGAAGTCGATGTTCTGCTGCTCGACGTTGTTGAAGGTGCCCTTCGACAGGTCGCCGACCAAATGCGGCGGGACGTTGAAGGCGGCGGCGATGACGTTGCGCTGATATTGCCGCGTGGCGATATATTGCGCTTTCTCGTTATCGACGGCGGCCTGCTCCGCGATCTCGATGCCCTTCGGCAGCAACATCGCCTTGAAGCGGTCCTTCATCGAATAGGCGGCCTGGAAGTCGTCGGTGAACTTCTTGTTCTCCTCCGCCGTCTTGAAGGCCTGCACATTGTCGGCAAACTTGAAGGTGATGCCCGGCATTGCGCCGTTGCCAAACACCTGCGCGCCCATCTTCTCGGCCTGGATCTCCAGACCGATGGCCTCGCGCATGTCCATCACCGTGCTGTCGCCGGTCAGCGTATCGCGGGCGGCGCCGCGAATATGCATGATCTGGTCGGCCTGATAATCGGTCTGCACGCCGTTCTGATAGACGCGATAGACGACGTTCCAGTTCTCATCCTGCATCACCTTCACGCAGGACGGATGGATCGGGATGAGTTTGCGAACCGGGCCAGTCTTGCCGCGCGATTTGAAGAAATAGGCGTTGCCATACCTGATCAGGAAGCTGACCGTGTCGAGCCAGAACGCATTGGAATCTTGCCAATCGTTCGGTGCTTTCAACAGCTTTGCTACCGGCTGGTTCGGCAAAGGCTTCTTGTTTACTCGGCCTTTGCTCTCCGTCTGCTCCATCACCTTAATGGGCAATGTCGCCACGCGGCTCGAAACGGCCTTGATGATGGCGTTGACCGTGGGAGACTGCATGCAGTTCTCCGGCGTCACGGTCACGCCGCTGCTGGTCTGGCTCATGACGGCGAGGCGCTGAAGCACTGTTTCAATGCTCGCGCCACCGGCGTCCTTGCGGGACCAGCCGATTTCCAGTCCAAGGATTTTCATGGGTCACCTAAAGACGATCAGCCCGCCGGTCACGAAACCGGGTTCCTCGATCAGTTGCGTGGTGGCGGCACCGGCGGCCATCGCCAGCGTCACCAGCCCGTCAATTCGACCGCGCGAGCGCTTCTTGTCGAATGCCCTGTTCTTCTGCGCATCCACCACCAGGGCGGCGTTGGCGGCACAGGAATAGGTCACGGGCGATGATGCGATGGTGATGCCCTCGGTCAGAATGGCATCCTCGAAGCGCTCCACCGATCGCGGCATGCAGAGCTGCTTATTCTCGAACATGACGCGCGTGCCCTGCGCATGGCTGACGATCATCAGGCCATTGCCGACCATGCAGTCCGGTCCGGTCCACTTCCACACATCCAGGCCGATGTCTTCGCAGGCGCTGATGAAATCCCCGATCCCGGCAGGATCGAAGACCAGCATCTTCACGTCGTGCTCGGCGACCAGCTCGGCCACCTTCGCCGCGACGAAGCCCTTGTCGATGATCGCGCCCGGCACGGCCTCAAGGAAGCCTTCCTGCACCCAGCGCGGATATGGCGCACTGTCGGAGCGCGCCCGATCTTCGAGCCCGTCCTTGGTGGTCCAGTACCACGTGAAGGCGCAGAGATGGCCGCCGGTCTGCCGCCAGATCGCTGTGAGCGCGGTCAAGTCGTTCTTCTGCGACAAGTCCAGGCTCAGCCAGCATGGCAGGCCCTTCATCGTCTCGGGATCGACTTCGCCCTGCACCTGCATCCAGGCGTCTTCCGAAATCCAGAAATCGACGGCACCCGTAGGAATGCCGAAATAGAGCCGCTTCACCGACATCGCGGTCGAGATCAGCGTGCGCGCCGTGTTGACCTCGCCCCGGATGTTCTCGCGAGGAAAGGTAATGTCGAGCGCCGGAAGGGCTTTCACCCAGGCGGCTTCGTTGTCGAAGATGCCGTCGCGGTCGGCCTTATCGACGCGGGCGATGTAGGCGAAAGCCTCGTCATCGTCCACTTCGGACTTGGCCACTTTCTGGTAGAATTCGCTGTAGGCGGTGCCGGTGATCTGCGTGCTGGCCGGGGTGTTCGTGCCCAGGATCATCATGGCGTCGCCGGGCATCTTGGCGATGGCGCGATTCCAGGTCTCCAGCGGCCCGTCCGATTTGAACTCATGGATCTCGTCGGCCAGGACTGCGGTCGGGCGCGGGCCGGAAATGGCTTCGCCGTTCGCGATGGCCTGGAATTTCGAGCCGGTCTTCTCGTGCTCGATCTTGTGCGTGTTGTCCAATGTGCCGCGCGTGATGACCTCGCCCAGCGATTCGAGGCTTTCCTCGCCGCCAGGGATCGGGGAACGGCACATCGCCACCGCGTCCCGGAACAGCACGTTCGCGACGTTACGGTCCTGGCCGATGGCGTAAACTTCAGATCGCATCGTGCCGTAGAAGGCCATCATGTAGAGGCCGATCGCGGCCATGAGTGGCGACTTCGCCTGCCCCTTGCCGGTCTCCAGCCAGACGCGGCGGAACCGCAGGCGGCCCGATTTCTTCTGCCAGCCGAACAGATTGCCGACGACGAACACATGCCAGGGCAGCAGGTGGAAGGGCTGGCCCTCCATTGCGCCCGCCGTGATCGTCAGCATGGCCGGGAAGAAGTCGATGGCGTGCTGCGCCTTCTCCGGGTTCCAGACGAGCCCGCGCTTCTCGGCGGTCTTCAGATCGGTCAGGTGGCGCTTGCACGCGGCGATGACCAGCTCACCGGCCACGATGACGCCATCGACCACGTCCGCCGCATATTGCGTCGTCGGATCGAGCTGGGCCGTCTTCGGCTTCGCTTTTCGCGCCTTAGCCCCTCTTGAGGTAGGCGTCTGACGGGCGAGATTGTCGCGCACGTTTCTCTACCTTCCCGGCACGACCGCGACGCAGAGGCGCAAGGCACAGCTCCGATTCGATGTCCCGGATCGCCTTCTCGCAGTGCCGCATCACGGCCCACATTGGATTCCAAATGTCTTGCGCCGCTTCCGGGTCGCGCGCGGGCAGCATCGGCCCGTGCTGCGCGACATGCGCGGCGGCCTTTCGATACTGATGCCGGAACTCGACCAGTCGGCGGATGGCATGGCCGTTCACGACGCTGAGCGTCTGCGCGGTCTTCATCTCGTTGATCACGAGGTTCCACTCTTCTTGCAGCGAAGCAAGTTCAGCCTTGTCGGAATAGGTGGTTTTCCAGTCGATCGGGAAGGGTGGCTCGCCGTCGCCGCCGTCGATCGCTGTAATCTTGGCAGGTCTGGTCACTTGGAGATGCC